TACAACACTAAATCTTGACAATATTAAAAATAAATGTACTAAATCTGGTATAATATAACTTAATTTTGTGTTTTATCATTTTCTTTCTTATTAAGTATATTTGAATCATAATAAGGCCTATTCTGCATATTAATTACTCTCTCTTTCTTTCTACTAAGGTTTAGGCCTTATTAAAATAATTTTCTACTATTTTTATAGCAACATCATTTGTTTTAAAATATTTATCATTTGAAATATCACATTTTTTAAATGGTACATTATTTAAAACAAAACTATCATGAATATATTTTTTTTGTTTTGCAGTTGCTTCCCTCATGTAATATTTTATTTCATGATCCCAAAACCATGCAAAACCCATATATTCAGAAGTTCCTATAAAAGACTCATCTAATTTTTTTAATTTATACCAATTCGTTTTTTTGGAATTAGGAAAATTAACTTGTATATTATAGTTATATG